CTACCTTTATTTCTATGGTAAATGATGGTGCTTTCGTAGAAGCGATTGCAGAAGCCCTTGATCGTAGCGTAAACAGTGTTCGTGGTAAGGCTCTCAGCCTTCTACGTTCTGGCGATATTGATGCTATTCCCCGTCAGGAACACACCAAAGGTTCTGCGAAAAGCGATCCTTTAGCCGATCTTGGTGATGTATCTGGCATGACAGTTGAAGCAATCGCAGAGACGATTGGTAAAACTGCACGCGGTGTAAAGACTATGTTGACCCGAAGAGGTTTGACAGCGTCTGACTACGATGGCGCGGCTAAAAAAGAAAAAGCAGCAGCATCTTAATTAGTGTCATTTCTACAGCCGTGATGAGGGGTCATTGCGGCTGTATTTCTATCGGGGGAATCGTTGAACATAGCAAGTGCTTATTTGAAGCAAGTTTTAGACCTGCAAGATTTCGAGTCTTGGTCTAGCACTCGCAAGCACTATTTACCCTCTGCATACCATCGACTCTTCACAGAGATCGATAAACATTGCGAGAAGTTTCATCGACTCCCTACGATTGAAGACCTCAAGTTTGAGATTCGTGATACAACTACCAAAGACCTAATCTTTGCGATAGATGCTATCGATGTAGAAGCTGAACCTTTCATGCTTTTACAGTACTTAAAAAATGAGTACACACAAAAAGAGATTCTCAACTCCCTTGAGGACTATGTAGACAACTCTATATCCTTTGAGGATGCGGAGGAGTCTGTGAATCATCTGCATCAAATTGTTCTTGATATCGAAGATAAAGTAGAACTTCAAGAACCACAAGAGAGTATGCAACGTATTCCCTTGTTTGAGCCAGATGAGGAAATTGGAAAGTACCTGCCCCTCGGTTTAAACACCGAACACGATCACGAGATCACGTTCTCCCCCCGAGACTTGATTCTTGTAGGAGGTCGTCGCGGGGCAGGGAAATCTATAACGTGTGCTAACATTGCTAACACGGTATATTCTTCTGGTAAATCCGCCTTGTATTTCACTATTGAAATGGATAGCAGAGCAATACTGCAACGGTGTTGTTCTATAGCTACTGGTGTGCCTTTTTCTCGGCTTCGCACAAAGAACCTCAGTATCTCTGAGTGGGAACAGGTCGCCTCATGGTGGGCAGGAAGATACAAAGACAGTCAGGAAAAACTTGCAGAGTATCGAGAGCATCGAAACTTTGAGAAGTTTCACGATAAATTAAAGACGAGCTGTGAGCTTCTCCCAACTCAACAGCTTGACGTAATTTATGACCCTAGCCTGACTATCTCTAAGATACGATCTGAACTTGATAAGAAAATAAAAAGCAAGATGGACGTTGGCGTAATTATCGTCGACTATATCAATCAAGTAAAACGTTCAAGTATGCCCTCTCGGGGAGGACAATACGACTGGACAGAACAGATAGAGGTTAGCAAAGCACTTAAGAGTATGGCGCAAGAATACGAAACCCCAGTATTCTCGCCATACCAAACTGACGCTAGCGGTGAGGCTCGTTTTGCCAAAGGAATTCTAGATGCTGCTGATGCGGCATATAGTCTTGAAACTTGGGAACAGGAAGATAATTGTATTACCTTCAACTGTGTAAAAATGAGAGCAGCCGCTATGCGTTCTTTCTCCTCTACCATGGATTGGGAGACACTCAAGATTGGACCAGAGACTGCACTTACGCCAAAAGAGAAAGAGGATAGCGACCAAAAAACTGGCGAAGAAATTAACGACATCTAAAAATAATTCTTGACATTTTATTTCATTTCTTGTATAATAATTATTCAAAATGTGGAGGTTTTATGATTGTAAAAGGCAGTATGCGATATTCACCTAGTGGTAGACTTAGAAAAAATATTCTTAGCAATGGTAAGAGACGGGTCGAGTTCATGCAGCTTCATGCTGAAAAAGAGCCGTACCGTAGAGAGACACCTGACTATCCGTCAGCTCCTCTTACTCCTTACAAGCCTCGTCCACGAGACGACTGGAAAGTAGAAGTATCTTCTCAATATACTATTGCACCTGCATATAACAAAGGTGCTTATCAAGTTATCAGCAAAGATAGTGTAGAGGATATTGGTAAGTAATGTTAATGGCTTTTTTGTTAGTCGTAGTTATAGACGGAGATAGAGAGCCAACTGCGAATATGTATTTTCGTAATATAAATAGATGTAATTACTTCTCCGATAGAATAGAACGCGGCCGCTATGGTAAGCGCCACTATCGGGGTTCACAGGCATTAGTAACAGCATACTGTACACCACGTATGGTACCAGAGGAGACACGATTTTGGGACTAGCACCAGATTTTAAATTTACGCAACAAGACTTAACCGAGCTTAATGGAGACGGAAATCGTGAGCGGGGTCGCTACGGGGAAGATCACTCTACTCCTAAAGTTAAACCTCCTCTCACAGGCAGCCCCGAAATTGCTACAGAGATAGAAAACTCTCAGAAAGAGGATCGAATAGTTCCCTTTCTTGAGCAGGAGATAGCTGAAGAATATCGAGCCGCATTTGAAGAAGAAGATGAGAATCCTAGCTGGTGAACGTAGAAACTCTACTTACTGATAAGCAGATTTACTTCATGCCAAAAGGTGGCGACTTTCTTGTGCGCTGTCTAAACCCAGATCATGAAGATAGAAATCCTAGCATGAGAATAGATCAGATTACTGGTATATTCAACTGCTTTTCGTGCGGTTTCAAAGGAAATTTATTTTACTATTTCGGAGAGAGGGCAAACCAATTACAACAACGACGGGAACTTTTCAAGAAGAAACTTTTACAAAAGCGTTCTGAAAGTGTTGGTTTGTCCTTTCCCCAAAATAGTATGCCTTATGTAGGAAACTGGAGGGATATTCGCCCAGATACCTATAGAAAGTTTGAGGCGTTTCAGCACCCAGCACCTGACTATGTAGGAAGAATTGTTTTTCCTATCAGAGACATTGCAGGGCGTATAGTTGCATTTCAAGGTAGACATACAGCAGATGGCAGACCTAAGTACAAATTTACACCACCAGGGGCAAAGTTGCCTTTGTTTCCTGTGGTTGAGTTTATTCAAGGGTCTGTAATCTTAGTAGAAGGAATCTTTGACATGATAAATCTTCATGACAAAGGACTTACCAATGCCGTGTGTTGCTTTGGAACAAACAACTATAATGAAACAAAACTATCTATGCTCCGAGTACAAGGAGCAGAATATGTCGAAGTATTCTTCGATGGAGACGATGCGGGACAAAAAGCCGCAGAAAACATAAAGACTGAGTGTGAGAAAGTTGGTCTCGTAGCTAGGAATATTCATATCAAGAATACCGACCCTGGTGCTCTCAGTCAACTTCAAGTAGATAAATTAAGGAAGAAGTTATATGGCTAAAGTTGCCTTAGTAGAAACTAAACCAAGTAGGACGGACTACAGAAAAGAGTTTGAAGGAGCATTTGACTTCGATCAGTACCAACTCTGTTCTGATCCTACAATTAAGAAAGTATTAAAACGAGACTGTGATATAGACATTGATGCAAATATTTACGACTGGATCGTATTGGTCGGAAGTGAGTCTTTGAAATACTTTACAAAAATAAATTCAGTTACAGAATATTCTGGCAAGAAAGTAGAAGAAAAGTTCCTGCCAGTAATCAATCCCGCCATGCTTAAGTTCAAACCTGAAGCTAAGAAAACGTGGGAAGAATCGAAAGAAAGTATCATTAAGTATATTAATGGTGAGATAGAGGAGGTGGTAATAGATGAAAACATTGCGTTCGGAATTCAAAATACAGGAGACTGTAATAATTACTTACGAGAAGCCCTTGAAGACGATGGCGACTATATTGCGCTTGACTCTGAAACAACTGGTTTGTATCCTCGCGATGGGCACATACTTGGTATCTCACTTTCTTACAACGGCAAGCAAGGAGTTTACATCTCAACAGACTGCTTTGATGACGACTCTGAAAGACTTTTACAAGAACTCTTTGCTGAAAAAACAGTAATATTTCACAATGCTAAGTTTGATATGGCATTTTTTGAGTATCATTTCAACTTCAAGTTTCCAAAGTTTGAAGATACAATGCTACTCTCATATCTCATCAATGAGAACCCAGGCAATCACGGTCTGAAGACATTAGCTATCAAGTACACTCCCTATGGGGACTACGAGAAGCCAATGTATGATTGGATGGATAATTATCGTAAAGAGAACGGCATACTCAAAGGAGATTTCCAATGGGGGTCTATTCCGTTTGACGTAATGAAAACTTACGCAGCGATGGATGCTTTATGTACCTATCTAATCTTTGATAAATTTAAAAAGATTAAGCAGAATACTAAACTTAAGTGGGTATATGATAACATACTCATTCCTGGTACACGCTTTTTAATTGATGCACAGGACAATGGTGTTCCGTTTGATAAAACAAGACTATACAAATCACAAGAATTAATGCAGGATAACATTGATGAAGCAGTTACTAAGCTATATCAGAATCCTGCGATAGGACGGTGGGAGACACTTAATGATAAAGATTTTAACCCTAACTCTACTGTTCAGTTACGTTCCCTTCTTTTTGACCACTTGGGTTTGCAACCTACTGGAAAGAAAACGGGAACGGGAGCGCACTCTACGGATGCAGAAGTACTCGGAGAGCTCAGCAGTCAATCCGAAGTTCCTGGACTTATCCTTGACATACGTCAACGATCCAAAATTAAAAATACTTATTTGGACAAAATCATACCGCAACTGGATAGAGATAGCAGATTACGTACATCGTTTAATCTTCATGGGACTACTAGCGGTAGGCTCAGCTCTAGTGGTAAGCTTAATATGCAGCAGCTTCCTCGGGATAACCCAGCTGTAAAAGGATGTATTCGAGCAGCAGAAGGACACAAGATTGTTGCTATGGATTTAACTACGGCAGAGGTTTATGTCGCAGCAGTTCTTGCAGAAGATAAAGCATTGATGGAAGTATTCCGTTCAGGCGGAAACTTTCACAGTAGTATTGCGAAGACAGTATTTAGACTACCTTGTGAGGTAGAAGATGTAGCAGAACTATACACCACACAAAGACAGGCTGCAAAGGCAGTTACATTTGGCATCATGTATGGTGCAGGCCCAAAGAAGATTAGTGAGCAAGTTACCAAAGATTCGGGTAAATACTTTAGTCAGCAAGAAGCAAAAGAAGTAATTGATGACTACTTTCAATCATTCCATAAGCTCAAGCTGTGGATAAATAATAATCACAAATTCATTGAACAAAATGGGTTTGTGTACAGTTTCTTTGGTAGAAAAAGGAGGTTACCAAATGTCAAATCTTCGGATGCAGGTGTCAAGAGCCATAGCATTAGGAGTGGCCTTAACTTTTTGGTCCAGTCTGCTGCTTCTGATATTAACCTTCTTGGGGCTATAGATATGCACGCAGATATACAAGCAAGCAAAATGAAAGCCCGTATATTTGCATTAGTACACGACTCAATTCTCGCAGAAGTACCAGAGGATGAGATAGATATATACAGTGAAAAACTAAAGTATTGGATACAATTAGATAGAGGAATTAAGATTCCTGGAGCCCCAGTTGGGTGCGACTTCGAGATAGGAGACGACTACTCAATGGGCAAGTTTGAGAAGCAATATGGCGTACTCTGATAAAGTACTAGATCATTACGAAAACCCCAGAAATGTTGGAAAGTTTGATCCTAAAGATCAGACAATAGGAACAGGAATGGTTGGTGCTCCTGCTTGCGGAGATGTTATGAGACTACAAATTAAGGTCTCTGAAGCAGGAGTAATTGAAGACGCTAAGTTTAAAACTTATGGATGTGGGTCTGCTATTGCATCAAGCTCTCTCCTTACTGAGTGGGTAAAAGGAAAGAGTCTTAATGAAGCCAGTGAAATCAAGAACACTGAGATAGCAGATGAATTAGCATTACCGCCCGTAAAAATACACTGTAGTGTTCTTGCGGAAGATGCGATAAAAGCCGCTATAAGCGATTACGAGGGGAAAAATGTTAACCATAACTGCGAATGCCAAGAAGTATCTTGAGGAGAAATTAAAACGAGAAGGGCACAAATATGCAGGTCTTAGTTTAAAACCAAGTGGTTGTGCTGGCTTCGAATATGTTTGGGACTATGCTGATGAAGATCACAACGGTAGAGTTGTTGCAGATTTAGTAGTAGTCGCAGAAAAGGCAGAGCTAGCTGTAGCTGGAAGTGTAATTGACTACAATTCTAGTTTGGCAAGTTCTGAACTCACAATAACCAATCCCAATGTACAGGATGCATGTGGATGCGGTGTTAGTTTCACAGTCTAAAAAGGAGGACATAGTTGTACAAAGTAACTTGGAATTATGATGGAAAAAAATATAAAGCAAAGGTCAAAAACCCTGTGGGACAGTATACTTACTGTCAAATGTTAGAAAAGGAAGGGGCAACAGACATAACAATAAAATGGAAAGGAGAAGTAGTTGATAGTTACTTACAAGGACGTTCAATGCGTAACTTTCCCAGTTTTCAAAATTACTGGAAGCAACTGGACTTATTCTGACGGTTTATTGTTTCTGGAAAACCAGTTACTAGACGACAAAAATATGTCAGGAGAAACATTAGGTATTCGTAGGGTACAGACTCCCTTTGAGAATCTGTACCCGTTACGAAATGCTTTAATAAATCACATTGGCATAATCAAACAAACAACAAAAACATTTATTGATTCTAGAGGCGAACCCTTCATTTATGACAAAACCTTAATGTGTAAACTTAAGTATTATAAGATCAGAAAGGTTGATAAAAAAGGAATTGCCTCTATTTTATGGGTGAAAGGAATTAATTTTCCTTTTACTATTCCAAGACCACCAGAAGATGGAAGAACTTGGGCTGGTATATTACATTTAAAAGATATACCTTGGATGTTGTACGAGTACTCCGAAGAGAAACTAAAGGACACTCGAAGAAAAGTATAGAGAGTTTATGGCTAAACGTAGCAAGACTCTGAATGGTTCTGGACTAGAACTTGCAGAGATAGAACCCTTAACCCGTAATCAATTAGTTGCCTTTGAAAGCGATAAAAATTTAGTTCTGCATGGATGTGCAGGCACGGGAAAAACTTTCATCTCATGCTACCTTGCATTTGATGATATGACAAAAAATCACTATGAAAAGTTAGTAATCATACGAAGTGCCGTTCCTACAAGGGACATTGGTTTCCTACCAGGAACTGAGAAAGAAAAAAGCTCAGTGTACGAAGAACCCTACTATGATATAGCAATAGACTTATTTGAGAGGGGCGATGCGTATCAGATACTCAAAACTAAAAGATTAGTGCATTTCATGACTACTTCTTACATAAGGGGTATCACACTCAGAGATGCAGTTATACTTATAGATGAGTGTCAAAACATGAGCTTTCATGAATTAGACTCTATTATAACAAGAGTCGGGGAAAACTGTAGAGTAATATTCTGTGGAGACTTTTCACAGTCCGATCTAAAGCAGAACGGAATGAGAGAATTTTTTGAAATTTTAAATTCTATGAATAGATTTGATTTTATAGAATTTGGAGTCGAGGATATTGTACGAAGCGGTTTTGTAAAGGAATATATTATAGCAAAAGAGTACGCATGAAAGCTGTAATCAGCAATCGCATTTACCTAGAAGTAACAGATAAATATAAGGAAGTTTTAAGCAAAGAACTTACTTATACTATTCCTTCGTACAATCCGAAAGACCCGCCCATGGTTATTAAAAATATGGCACGTATTAAGAGTAACTTGGTGAGTATACCGATTGGAAGAGTGGATCTGATCCCAAATGACTATGAAGTAGTCGATAAGCGTGTTGAGAAACCAGTAGAGTTTCCTGACTTTAAGTTTGATTTACGACCAAGTCAAGAGGATGCTTATAACGAGGTTGATGACAACTGTATAATAAACGCTTGGGTCAGTTGGGGAAAGACTTTTACAG